AAGACGCTGACGCTTGGGCTTACGACTTGTCACATTGCATCGAGGCAACCAGGGCCAACGCTCGTGCTCCAAGACAACGACCAAAACGCCCGCGACTTTAATCTGATAACTCTGCGTCCGTTGTGGGATAATTGCCCGGCAGTAAAAGACAGGCTCGTCCCCGAGTTAGACCGCAGCTCGACAATTCTTTTTGACCGCATGACGTGCTGGGTCTTAGGCGCGCATAACGATAAAAACTTACAGCGTCGTTCGATACGTTGGCTGATTGGCGACGAGTGTTGGCTGTGGCCGAAAGGGCACATGGCTGAGGCTTCCGCACGTGTGACGGCTTTCGGTTGGATGGGCAAACGCATCTTTGCATCGCAGGGAGGTATTGCTGGCGACGACTTTGACTTGGCTTGGCAGTCCACCGATCGGAGAGATTGGCATTTTCGCTGCCCGAAGTGCGACTCTCTCCAACCGTGGGTATGGGAACAAGTACGCTTCCCCGAGGACGCCAAGTCTACTGCGGGCTGGGATAAATTAAAAGTAGCCAAGGGCACGACTTACGAGTGCGTGAGTTGCCGCGAAAGATTACCGGATACGAACGGCACACGGATTACGGCAAATGAGCGTGGAGAGTTTATAGCGACAGGCCCTGCCTCGATTAGCGGGCACGTGGGCTTACATTGGAACAGCCTAGCACAAATGAGCTGGGGCGAGTTAGGCGTAATGATGCTTGAGGCCTCGGAGGCGGCAGAGCAGTACGGAGACAATGCTCCGAGGCGTATTTTCAAACAGAAGCGGCTGGCGATGCCATGGAGCGAAGAAGGCGGTACGATGATTACCGACGCCAAGGCTTCGGAGTACAAACTTGCCGACGCGTGGGATAACGAGGCCACGATTAACGCCCGCGGTAAATTGCAGGGCGTGGAAAGCGAAAAGGCCGCAGGCTCAATACCTTTCCGAACGATGGGCATCGACGTACAGCGTGGATGGTTTTGGGCGGTCATTCGCTCCTGGTCATTGCGTGGCGAGTCTAGGATGCGCTACTTCGGCAAGGTCGACACGTGGCAGGAATTGGACGCGTTAGCCAAAGCCCATAACGTAAACAAGGGGCTGGTGATGGTGGACTCAGGCGACCAAACGCAGCTCGTTTATTCCGAAGCCTCTAAGCGTGATTGGAAAGTATCAAAGGGAAGCGGTCAGGAAGATTTTACGGTTAAGGGCGGGCGTCGCATTTACTCTGATCCGCAGAGAGTGGCAGTCCCAGGAGCGGTGCGTGCGGCTCGTCTTATTCTATTTTCTGCGGTATCACTTAAGGACATTCTCCACGGATTGCGTATGCGTAAGTTGCACACCTTCCCGCTCGACGCTCCGACTGAGTACGCTGAGCAAATGGATGCCGAGGTACGTGTCAGGGATAAGCGAACCGGCAAAGCCATGTGGATATTGCCGCAGGGCAAGAAGGACAATCACGCTCTTGACTGCGAAGTACTCTCGATGCTTATCGCTATTCGCTGGGGCATCGTAGGGCGGGACAAGGCCGACGACACTTCCACAGAAACTTCCGATGCTTTATAATCGTTTGCATCGTCTGCATTTTCTTCTCTTAATTAACTCAAGGGTGCTGGGTGGGTTTTTATATCCGGCAGGCGCGGGGTTGTTTGTACCTGCTCAGCACCCCCTCTTTACATTTAGGCAACTGTAAGATGGCATCCGGCATTTTCGTAGGCTTAACTGAGTCCGACATTCTCGCTATCCGCGACAAGGCGGTAGCCATGTTTAAAGAAGGAAAGACCATCATGAGTTATTCCGACAGCGGTTCCAACGTGAACAAGCAATTCGTGATGGCTCCAAAAGAAGTCCTGGCTGAGTGCCAGCACGCCCTAAAATTACTTGACCCTGATACCTACGGTGTTCGTACGACAATCCTTCGCACCGACTACCGACGCTTCGACGGCTTTTAATTTATGGCACGTGCTCCTAAGAAATTAACTAAGCCAAAAGTAAGCAAGCCCTCGGAAGCTCCGAAGGCTAACGCGGCAGCCGGCTACGAAAGTACGCGGTACAATGGGCGTCGCTCATTCTTACTGCTCTCCCCTGCACAGGATCAGAAGCGTGACCTTACGGCAGGCGCGCGTATTGAGATGCTCCGCAAGATGCGTTGGGGCGAAAGAAACAGCGGGCCTATTCGTGCGATGGTTGGCGACTTGGTGCTCTACACTGTTGGCGATGGTTTCTCAGCTCAGCCTTCGACTGCCGACTCCGATTGGAACGCAAGGGCGTTAGCCTATTGGAATAACGCCACTAAGCGGTTAGACATCACTGGCCGTTTCTCTTTCAATGAATTACTCCGCATCGCAGAGCGTCGCTGGGTAGTCGATGGCGACTTCTTCCTAGGCAAAGTGCGTAACGGTTCGGGCGTTGCTAAACTGCAAGGCATCGAAGCACACCGAGTAGCAAACCCTAGCGAGGGCGATATCCCAGCAGGTATGTTTGACGGTGTGATGAGTGGCGCGTATGGCGAGGTAACGGCATTTAACGTTATCCGTTCCGACGGCACGTCCCGCCAAATCTTAGCCAACAGCATGATGCAAGTATGTGACGCAGAGTTCGTCTCGGGCGTTCGCGGTCTGCCAATCATGCAACACTCTTGGAACGACCTCCAAGATTTAATGGAGATACTTGCTCTCGAAAAGAAAGCAGTAAAAGACCACGGTCACATCACTCGCGTACTAAAGCGTAACGGTGGCGAGTTCGGTGACTTGGCTTCCGAGATTTCCTCGAACCCTGCCGCATCAAATGCTATCCAAAATGGTGGCGGTGGCGACTTCATCGCTCTTGAGCCTGGAGAAGATTTAGACCTCAAGGCTAGCCAGCGTCCTAATAGCAACTTCCTCGGCTTCATTGGCGAGGTGCTTGCCGACGCTCACCGTGGCGTAATCCCTGTTGAGTTTAACGACCCTAGCAAACTTACTTCCGCAGCTGTCCGTCTCATCGTCGCTAAGATGGATCGTGTGGCTTCCCGCCATCAAGGCATCCTAATCGACAAAGTGTGTAACCCTACATGGGGCTACCTCATCGGCGACGCTATCGCTAATGGAGACCTACCGGACAATCCCGATTGGTACAAGGTTTCATGGACTACGCCCAAGCGCGTGACTGTGGACGCAGGCCGTGAGGCGGCAAATGACCGAGCCGACATCGAGATGGGTCTTATGTCCATGTCAGAATTATATTCTCAGCGTGGGATGGACTTCCGCGAGGAGATGCAGAAACGCGCTCAAGACATGGCGTTCATCCGTGACCTCGCAGTTTCTTCCGGCGTTCCGTTCGAGCTACTTTACAAAATGACCAACGTTCAGCCCGGCACGACTACGGCTGGTACAACCCCAACTCCATAATCTTATGTCCCGCTTTTTAACTAACGCTCTTTCAGGCCGTGAGGCTTTACTCATCGACCCTGCTAAGGCTACGGATCACAAAAAGGCTGCCGAGGCTGCGGGCTTCACCGACATGGTAGCCGCCCTATTCGGCTCTGCCCCTAAGCCCTACAAGGCTGGCTCAGTCGGTGTCATCCCCTTGCAAGGTGTCATCGGTAAGTCACTTTCGCCCTTAGATAAAATGACAGGCGCAGTAGACTTAAACGACTTTGCAAATGCATTGCACGATTACGAAGAGGACGAAGAAGTTAAGACCATCCTCATCGACATCTCTTCCCCAGGCGGTACGGTCACAGGCGTTGAGGAAGTCGGCATGATGTTGGCACAATCGAAAAAAGCCACGGTTTCCTTTACTGATACCGAGATGGCTTCGGCTGCTTATTGGATTGGCTCGCAAGCCGACCGAGTAGTGGCAACCCCTTCCGCAACGGTTGGCTCAATCGGTGTGTACATGGCATTTGCCGACGTGTCCAAGGCTTACGAGTCTATGGGCGTGAAGATGGAAGTTATTAAATCCGGCACTTTGAAAGGTGCTGGTATCGAAGGCACATCGCTCTCCGAAGGCCAACGTGCAGATCTGCAAGAGCAGGTGAACGCAATCCATGCCGACTTCCGCAACGCGGTTAAAGCTAAGCGCTCAAGCGTCTCAGACTCCGACATGGAAGGCCAAGTATTCTCCGGACGCAAAGCCGCATCAAAGGGACTAGTCACAGGATTGACCACATCCCTCGCATCCCTGATCTCCGAGCTTAATCGCTAATGGCAATCGACGTGCCCGAGTTCATTCAGCAAAACGCTGAGCGCGGACTTGAGTACAACCGAGAGGGCAAGGGCGGTGATGGCCTCGTAGAGCAGACGTTGCAGGATGCAC